ATTGAATTGTTTTTCACCGCTCCATGGATCGTTTGTTTTTCGATGGATTGTGAAAAATTAGCATGTCTTTTGAAGGTTGAACTGAAAAACGAAATTTCGGGATTACCCACGATATATTCATCCTGGGCACCTATCGCAATCAATTGAACGACACCGGCAGACATGGTAATACTACTTTAAGGGGAGAAAATTACAAATTAGGTTTTCTACACACGAATCTAATGATCAGGTGATTTGGGTCATCATCTCCGTTGGGAGTGAGGAGGTTGCCATCCTGATCAAATATTTTAATTGTGAGACGGCTGATTTGTCTAATTGGGTCAATGTATTGAGTAATAACTGGATAATCATCCCGGAATAACTGAATGTGTTCCGAGTTGCCATGGTCAATGGCAGTGGAGACGAGACTCGCGAAGCAACCGTTAACTTTGGATAATGCCGATTGTCCACCATATACATTACTCGCTCTAGTGTTGAAATTAGAATCGAGTTCTTCGATAGAAATGTAACAGTGTTCTGTGGTGTCTATTGTGTGAAGATGTGTCGCGATAAGCCTGGCCTGAACCACATTTTTTATAGGCTGATTGAGATAAACCGTGAACGAGTTCGAACTACTCTGTCCAATACTATCTATAGTCACGGTGTGATACTCGTAGTTGAGATCCGGGATTGTCTCAGTTGGCGAAGTGATGAGTGCCATTTCTATTAGCTTAGATTAAAGATCCACCGATTCCATCTTCAATTCCATAACCGGCGATGTCCGATACGAGCTGCTGGGCACCACATATACCTCCTGGGGTGAGACCAGTCGTGTACGCACTCGCTTCCGCACTGGGACCGGGTACACACCTCATATCATTTTCCAGGTCAAAAATAGATTTGTCAGCGACAGTGGTAATACGAATCGGTCTGGGTTGGTACCTACTCATTTTTTTCATCGCCGCGAGGACGGAAATCATCATCAGCAAAACGGCGATGGACACGATGGCATTTCGATTGACCTTGTTGGGTTTGAACATTTATAATGTACCAATATTTTTTATAAACTGCGTTAAAGGTATTTTTTTAGTTTCCATATAGAGAGTAGATGGACGAAGAAATTGTCATTGACCGAGGAAACACGACCGTTATGAAATTAGACGCCGACGAACAGGCTTTGATGGATGAAATTGAAATTTCAGCCCCCCGACCCCAGCCTGTACAGAGACCTTCACGACCCATGCATCGTTCACAGCGAGTACCCCAACAGGAGGCGATGGACGCTTTCGTGAACCCCGATAAACAGGCGATGCCTAGTCAACCGGTACAAGAAGATGAGATCGACTACGGTGAGGAAAATATTTATGATGACGACGATGATATGAATGAAGATATGGGACCCGGTCATCAGGAAGAACAACCTTCTAAGGGATATAAATCGATTGATGAGGAGAAGGCTGATCTCATTAACAAGCTTGGGCGCCTGGAGAAGAAGGGATTCGCGGTGAATAAGCGACTCAACGCGTATTCCAACGTGGACGAGCTCAGGACTGAAGTCAAGCGAATCACATATAGTATTGATGTGGAACAGTCGATTCGATTTTCGAGAAGAATGCTCGTGGCGTGTGTGACCGGTCTCGAATTCTTGAATAAGCGATACAACCCATTCGAGATTCAGTTAGAGGGATGGTCTGAATCGGTCATGGAAAACGTCGACGACTACGATACGGTGTTTGAGGAGCTGTACGTCAAGTATCGCACTAAGATTAATGTCGCCCCCGAGGTGAAGTTGATCATGATGTTGGGTGGTTCTGCGATGATGTTCCATTTAACCAATAGTATGTTCAAATCTGTCATGCCTAACATGAACGATGTCATGAAGCAGAACCCCGATCTCGTGAAGAACATGATGGCGGCTGTACAGAATACCACTCGTTCTCCCGACGGTCCACCCGCAGAGACTCAGACTCCTGTCGGTGGCACGGGTAATTACGAGATGAAGGGTCCTGGTCTAGACATCTCGAGTCTGATGGGTGGCATCATGATGCCACCACCTCCCCCGATGAACACGACGATGGCAGCACCCCCTCCTGAGGAGGATGACGACATGTCGGATATTATATCTGTCTCGGGCGATTCCACAGGAGGTGAAGTCAAAGAGGTGAACGTCGCTGGCACCAAACCCAAAAGGACAAGACGAAAGAAGAAGACGGAAATTAATCTCTAAATACTATATAAATGATAGCGTATTGNCCGCTGGAGGATCTAGAACCTCCCGTTCAACAGGAAAAACCTGTCGTTGAACCCAAACCCGTAGAGGTTACAGGTCTAGAAGAAACTGAATTGAATTACGTCGTGATGGCTTTCATTGTCGGCGTCATCATATTAGCCGTCTCTGATTCCATCAGGGCGTAAATGTTAAATCTACTTCGGGGTCGTCCTCCCCCGTCGTAAATTTAATTTCCAAAAAGTATACCACCTAAACCATCCTTTATCCTTAACACGTTATAATTGACTGCATAAACATATAACGAGTCACCCGTTCTACTCGGTGCAACATCTACACCGCGGATGATTAATTTTGCGTTGTCGAGACGACTGAAGTTGCAAGAACCGGATGGGTTATACTGAGATGCATTCATACAAAAGTGATATGCAAAATACCGTGTATAGTACAACATATCTCTCGTGACATCATATTCTGATACACCGTATTCAGATTTGTAATAATTCTGAATAGTGTGAAAATAGACGGGTTTCATATTTTCTAAGAGGGTTGTGCCATTTATATAAAGATCGGCCCCTGAAAAGGTGAAATAATCATCCGTGTACGTACTCGAAGTTGATTCAAATCCGAAAAATATGGATTTCACGGGGTGATTAAGTTGACTTAAATCAATTGTATTATACCCGTCATCTTGATTCAATTGATGTTCGATGCGTTGAACTTGTGTGATTACAAAATCCATCGAACGTTTCACGATGGTTTCCCGTTCTTCTTTATCCAGGAAAATATAGTTCCCATACACTTCGTATTTTTTCTCCGTGTCCGTTAAACCATCTAGACTGGCTGAATCTAACGTAATCTTTATTTCCACCTGGTGGTTTTGAAGTGCTACGAGGGGTAGGAATGCCTTATGATTGCAGAAGAAGAATTGAAGAGGTAAAAATCCAGAATTCACAGAACTTGTGTTATTGTTTAGTTCTCTAGATTTACTGTATGTGTCAGATAGATAATTTGGCCATATGTCAGCGTAATAATCAAAATGTTGAGAATCTATTTTTTGTCCACCGACGTATAAATCAATCGTAGATTTAAAAAACATATCCATCAACTTATCAGAGCCCTGAAACCATATAGCATTAATCACATCTCCAAGAACCGGTATAGTTATGGATACATCATTTTCATTCATCGTTTTGATGAGTTTAGGTGTCTGTGAAAAGTTTGTATGTCTCATGAACTTCGTTCGGAAGAACGAATGTCCTTGATCACTCATGAGATACATATCTTGAACACCTTTAGAAACAAGTTGTATTAATGCACCGGACATTTAATAATTGTTCAGATTATAAAAATAAACACTTTCCCTGAGGGAATGTGGACTTTTCTTCAGCCACCTTTCCGTGAATTTTGAAACCACCTTGTCTATATACTTTCATTCGTTTAAAATACATGGCCGTGAAAATTGACCAAGGATCGTGGACATCGTAGATGTGTGGGTTGTTCTTTTTCCCTTTTGTCTCCCGCATGATTCGCCCGATACTCTGGGTGATGTCAGACTTTGGTGAGGCCAGGATAACCGTATCGAGTGTGGGAATGTCCAGACCTTCATGAGCCTGACTGAACGTCGCGAAGATGATTTTCTTCTTGGAAGATTCCTGGAGTGCAGCCTCCTTCATTCCTCCCATGTAAAGTCCCGATGTTTTTGGAAAACATTGATGAAGAAACTCACAATGTTGGCGACGGTCACTCAGTACTAGAAGTTGTCTCGTTCCGGCTGAGGCTTTCTTCACTAGATCCACTAACATTCGATTCCTCGTTCTATCTTCGACAAGTTCTGTGATCATGTTAGGCATCGAGATTTTTCCGTTCCGCATAGAAGGTGGTGGGTTTCTGTAGTTTGGCGAATCAAATGTCACTGGGAACACTTCAACTTGTTCCTGATTTTCTCGTTCGACCGCAAAAAATGTCGGNCCCATGAACCAATGAAGTACTTTCGTGAGACCATCCTTCCTTTCCGGTGTGGCAGAGAGTCCGTAAATATGTTTGGGGCAGAGTTTGAACAGACTTTGACTAAACACTTTGGCACAAATATGATGGGCTTCATCGACAATCAGAGTTCCCACACTCTCAAAGTCTGTGAAACTGTACTCTTTTAGGGAAAGGGACTGGAGCATCGCGATGACAAAGTCGCAGTCAACCTCTTTCTTGTTCTGTTGAACAACACCAATAGTAGCACCTGGACAAAACTGCTGTATACGCTCCTTCCACTGATCCGCCAAGAATTGCTTGTGCACGACAATCATCGTCCTGTACCCCAATTTACAAGCTATGGCTAAGGAGACCGTCGTCTTACCGTAACCACATGGTAAAGAAAGGACGCCGTGACCTGCTTTAATTGCGGCTGCCATTGCTTCATTTTGGTGAGTAGCGTCTCGGAGTTGTCCAACAAACTTCGTTTTGATGCGGACTGGTTCAGGTCGTTTGTCGTACTTGGGTTCTCCAAGCTTAGCACTTCCGTAGAATCTGGGAACACACACTCCGTTCTTTGTTGGTCTAAAAACTTTGAAAGGCGGTGGAGGAAATCCATAGTCACCATTTACGACAGGTCTTACGGTAAGTTCCTTTTTAATTTCTTGGAGAGGGCCCTCACTCACGAGATATCCCGTTCGAGTGAGTGTAGTCATACTTATTTAAAGAATAAAAACTTTAAATGAGTATAAGATGCCTGTCGTCGACGTTGAAGAGAACATTAAGAAGATTGAGATGAACCTGGAGCAGATGACCCAGGAGATTTTCCGTCTCCAGGGTATGCTCCAAACTTTCCGTGGTTTCCAGAAGGGTGGTCTCAAGACCATCGATCTCCCTAATGACCCCAACCAGGCTCAAGAGAGTGCGGAACAGCTGGAGAGTATCCAAGAGAAGCCAGAATGATTCTCGATATTCCAGTAACCCTTGAAAGTTATATCAATTTCCACATCATCCCCCTTTACAAGAGTTTGCACGGGACGCCCTTGGACGTCGCACATCACCCTCCTGTAACGGAATGGAACTTTCAACTTGAGTACTTTACCTTCTAAGGGGTCATCCACCTTCTCGTGGAGAAGGAGAGGCCTTTTGGTGTTGTGTATTTTACTGATGACATCTACACAATGTTCGGGGATTGTGACACGTATATACTTTTTGTTGTTGAAATCATACATTGGTTCGTAGACTTTAGCCCTAAACTTCATCTGAGATATACTATCAATAAAACTATAAGTATTAAAAAGGTGATCAAGATAATCTGAGTGGCGAATATGGGTTGTAGGGATTCTCTTGTCTGGAAACATTCATGACTGAGGGATCTCGATACTTCCACTGAAGCTTCGATACTCGAGTAGGGTGTATTTCTGGGGGACATCATTCCACACATGGCGACATATGGACACTTCCCGAAGAATGGAAGTTGTCCATGAAGACTCAAGACCCCCGAAGACTGTGAGAATTCCCATGTGTCATCTTTCCACTCGGCACCCCATCCGATACGCACAGTTTTTGGTTCGGGGAGCTTGAGTTGCGCGAGTACTTCCGCCTTCAGTGTATCCGGCTCAGTTTTGAGAATCTCCTGAGTGAGGTTGCATATGACACACGATACAGTCTTACCATCAGAAAGAACCTTGGGTTGTAAATTCCAGGGGGTCTGCGTCGCAATCTCGATATCCGATTTAATAGATGGTGCCGTGTCGTAATCGAGTAGAACATTAATCGCACCATACGTGCTCACCCGAAGCTTCTTATCTGCATCCGGTCCCCAATTGTCACCCAAAATTTTCAAAGCTGGACTGTTGTCGAGGCATAAGAAGAGCATTCCGTCGTCGACTACCAATTCATTATTGAACGTGGCGGTGTATCCATCTGAATAGTACGCGACATTTTCCAGTTCGACACCAAAAACAAAGTTGACACCCGCATTTATGAGTGCCGACTCCATCGCATCGCACATGACTTTACCTGAAACGCGCTGAGTGTATTGTTTCGATGTGGCGACATGATCAAAACTTTTTACAAATTCATATGCTGACATGACATCCCACGTGACCCCGTCTATCACTAGGGTGATGTGTTCGATGAACGTCTTCCCATTTGGAGAAAGTGGACCCATGGCGTCTTTGAGTGCGATCTTCTTATACTTTTCTGGTTGAGTGAGCACCCTCGCAGCGAGTGAGGTGAGTGCACCATAATCTTTCATACTCAAAGACTCACGCATAAACTTGAACACATCATCTTTCACGGGTTCAAAAATCATATCCCAGTCGATTCCCATCTCCTTAAAAAGTGACTGTGTATTGATGAACGCTCGATCGAAAACAATCCTGTGTGCATGAAGGTCGCGGGTTTCTATATCAGGTTCCCACCAAGAACCACCTGCTGATACTTTTCGATCGTAGATTGTTATATCATGGTCACCTGACCTGAGGATCTCCCATGCGAGAGACATACCCGTTGGACCGGCACCGACAATGTGAATCTTCATTCTACTTTTAGCTCATAAATTAAATCAGTCCAGTCTTCTTGCGTTCATCTGGAGTCTTGAGTGCAAACATAAACACTATGAAAATCAGGGTGGAGAGGAGAGCGTACTCGATGTCTTGTGTGGCACTGAGCGCGATGAGCATGAGAGAGAAGAAACGGAACGTCTTACTGTCGAAGAGTTTCCTGAGCCTTTCAGGAATTTGGATAGCGTTTCCCGAGAACAGACCCTGATACAAGATGATGAGGGAGAATAGAATAGGCTGACTCTTGATAAGGAGTTCTGCGGGTCTAGTCACGGGCGAGAAGGCGTTTGCAATTTTTGTCATTTATATAACTTAAGAAATAAAACCTCCGTAGGTAATAGAATGTTATGTGTTGCTCAACATGTACCAGTCAAAGTTCCAAGTAGGAAGTTGAAAACCTGGAAGTTTGCCGGTAAGTTTCTATGGAAGAACGCCACTGTACAAAATAAATCAGAACTTGGTCGTTGGACAAAGGGGGAACTCCTCGATCTCGGACCAACATTTGTAAAATTAGGTCAAATCGCTTCAACGAGAGGGGATCTCTATCCACCAGAATTTACAAAAGAGTTGGAATCATTACAAGATGAAGTCCCTCCCGTGGAATTCGATACCAGTGTAAAATATGATATTTTCAAGGAATTTGATCCTGTACCATTTAAATCTGCGAGTATCGGTCAGGTCCACATGGCTGTACTCCAAAATGGTCAAAAAGTTGTTGTAAAATTGAAGCGCCCAGGAATTCTTGACATCATGAAAGAAGATACTGATACCATACGTGACATTGTACATTTTCTAGAGCGCGTGGGTATCGACACGGGGAACAGTTCTGGTTCAGTTCTCGACGAATCGATCGAGTACTTGTTGGGTGAAGCAGATTACCAACAGGAGATTGATAATGCCATAAAGTTTCGAAAAAGTATGAAAGATGTTGACTGGGTAAAAGTTCCACGGGTCTACAAAAAATATTCAAACGATGAGATGATTGTCATGGAATATGTACCCTCCACCAAGTTGACTGAGATTACAGACAAGAGGGTGAACAAGAAGAAGATATGCGAAGCTCTGATCAATTCATATGTTATTCAAACCATGGACAATGGTCTCTTCCACGCTGATCCACACCCAGGGAACTTGGGATTTTCATCTAAGGGGAAACTTGTATTTTATGATTTTGGGTTACTCGTACCACTCTCGGAAGAATTGAGAGATGGATTTACAAAACTGTTTGGGTTTATCATCATGCGGGACACTGCCGGTATAGTTGATACCCTTGTCAAGTTGGGTGTCATCGTTCCAACATCTTCAGATGTTTCAGATATAGAACTGTTCTTTGAAACTATCTTAGGGTACTTGGAAACCCTCGATGGTTCTGGTATCGTGAATGATGACCTCGCCGCACAACTTGCGATTGAAAAACCATTCGTCGTTCCTAGTAGTTTTGTGTACCTCGCCAAAGCCTTCTCCACAATCGAAGGTATTTGTCTCAAACTGGATCCTGATTTCAACTATTTCACATACCTGGAACCCCTCATCCAACAACAGATCATAGAGTCTGTAGATGTTGGAGACATATTTATGAAAACAACGGAGATACCTGGGACAATCAGCAAGATAAATACAGCCGTATCAGGTCTTCAAAAGTCGAGGGGGTCTATGAAACGATCGATGGTCAAAACACAACAGGAAATTAGACTCGTCCAGTACAGCGTGGTATGCGCTCTACTGGCTGAGAGGTTTGGGGACAATCCACCCATAGCGATGTTTTTTGTTTTGTGTACCCTGTGGTTTACTTTTCGTAAAAGTCGATAGACTTCTTACCACTCTTGGTGGGCTTGTCAGTCTTCTTGATTAACTTATTATGTTCCTCGAAGTATCCCTTTAGGCGGCGCTGCTCATCACGGAAAATATCAGAGAACTTCTCTTTGATCTTGTCCACGTCGGCGTCACGTTCTTTTTGGATCTTCTTACTCAATTTCTTGAAACCCTTATTTTTGTTGTTAGCGGCAAATACTGTGAATGTGTTTGTAACGGCAAGCATTTACTTTGTATTGACATTTAAATTTTTAAGTGGTTGTTTGAACTTTTAAGTTCAAACGCCCTAACTTTTCCTTGAATTCTCTAAGCTCTCCCGGGGACTCAATCTGTTTTCCACCAGCGATCGCCTCAATCTCGGGACCCGTGAGCTGCATCGCGTTCACCCTGAAATCCATGAACGCCTCCATCGTGATGGGAACGAGGGGCTTCACGAGGTCGAAGATGGCTGTGGCGTAGTCTCGAATCTCCTTCTGGGCATGATCGTCCATTCGAAGGTGGAGGTAATGGAGGAGGTTGTGAAGGTTAATTTTCCAGTAAAATTCGGTATAGGTCGACTGTGGGAGGGTACCACGAGCCTGTTCGCGACAACACCCACTCTCTAGGAGTTCCTCATAGACGTCGAAGGAATGACTCAAGTGCTGAGACACCTTGTCATCCAGGTTTCCTCCAAGTTCTACGACCCCTTCGGACCCCTGATGATTCACCTGGGATTGTCCCCTGTATGTATCAGGTTCATAGTATTCCTTAGGTACCACCGAGTACCGGGCAGAGAGTTCGTTCACACTGGCGGTGCGGTGCCGAAGGTGTTGTCGGGCAATGTAGATGGGCATTTTGATGTGAAATTTGAAGTCGACCATTTCAAAAGGGGTTGTGTGCCAGTGGCGTAGGAGATAACGAATGAGACCACGGTCTCCACGAGAGGTTTTGGTACCGTCACCGTAGGAGACTCGAGCTGATTGGACGATGGACGAATCCAAATCTTTTTGAGGCATGTGATCCACGAGACGAACGAATCCATGATCGAGAACCTTTTCCATTATACGTATCTATCCGTTCAAATCTTTAATAATCACAACTCTCATCAAATGGCACCTCTCCACAGAAATCATACAGTTCATAAAGTTTCTCCTGGGCCTTTTCGAGTTCATTCCTCGTGTCGGTCATGGCATCTATGGCATCATCGATGAGTTCTAGAAACGTGTCCAACTCATCGAGGGCTACACGATGTGTGTTCCGATTAGGCTTCCTCGTGTGAAACGCAGACTTGAGACGCTTATTGCTTTTGATAACCTTGTCGATGTGGGGCTTGTTGATGGCGGACATACGGATGGAGAGGGACATTTTTCTACTTTAGTTCTTTAATCATTTCACTTAGGTCTCGATAATATCTTTTCAAGTCTTTCATAAACCTCTTATTGTTTTCCAGAACTTCACATTCAGGTTTGTTCAGATAAATCCAAGCCAAGTTTGATTTGGAATATTTTGTCATCTTTTGATTTTCGTTTGGTTTTCGAGCTACGAGTTTTGTATTCTTTTTCTTTTTGGATGCGGGTAGAACTTCGATCCGGTTAACAAAAGAGAGTGCTTGCATCACAGTGTCTGCCAGATCATCCTTCTTCTTGGACTTGAGGAAAGTATCAAGCCAATGTGCATTCGTGGTGCCGTCGCGGATAAAAGCTTCACACCTCTCGATCGAGACCTTCTTTCTCTTATTGTATTGCGCCTTTCCAGGACCGGCAACATCTGGAATCTTATGTCGAGCGTCGTACAAAATTGTTTCAGCCTTTGGACACTTGATGATAAAGTATGCGTGGAGGAAGTGCATGACAGAAATCATCTTCTTGTTGCGCTCAGGTTGTTTCTCGATGAGTATGGTGTCGGCTGTGAGCACCCATGGTCTCTCGTCGAGATGGTTGCGAAGGGAAACATAGACTCCATCCGCATGTTGTGGTGGAATTCCATCGACATCCCATTCCCGGACAAGGTTCCCAACTTTATCATCAAGAAGACAAAGAGCCAAATTTTTTGTACCGACGTCGATACTTAAAATCATTACTTAAAAAGAATAAATTGTCTTTAAGTAATGAAGTATATCGCACACCGTGGTTATTCACTCAGATACAGGGACAACAGTATAGAAGCTATACACGAGGCCATCGATAGGGAATATGATGGTATTGAACTTGATATTCAGTTGTGTGCGACAGGTGAGATTGTATTATTCCACGATGTGTACATCGAAGACAAATTTATAGAGGACATGACATTCGATGAATTAAAATCAAGGGGTGTACGCTCATTGAAAGAGGTGTACGACACTTTACCGTCGATACGCAGGACTCTAATATTTTTAGACATCAAAGGAAATGATCCCGCGATTGTCACTGCACTCATTTTATTTTATGAAAATGAATCTATGGAAAATGTTTTCTTTTGTAGTTTTAATCGAAAATTACTGTATGGACTCCCCGAAAATTTTAAGAAGGGTTCAACACTCGAGACGACATTTCAAGAAATTGAATACGAGACAATCACCAAAGATTTAACGGCGGTCGTACTCCACTGGACATGTCTCGATCATGGATTTATCGCGTACTGTAAAGATCGTGGCATACACGTGTACACATACACACATAAAGAAGATAAGGAAATTGAATACATGTACCTGTTTCACATCGACGGTATAATAACTAATGGTCTAACTTAAAGAGTATATTTTTTTAAAGAACATGTGGTGTTGGTGGTGTTGTCACCCATTCGAGGGTGACGCTTTAAGTATGCCATATAAACATGATGAACGAAGAAATAAATTTTACACGGCTGGTAATTTTTGTTCATGGAGCTGTGTAAAATCATATACGATCGATAAATACGGTGTGAACAAAGGTGGAATCATATGTGGGAACATAGTCATGATGCGCCGAAAGATGTTTAATCAGATTGGGCATGTCAAACCCGCACCGAACAGGTTCAGTCTCAAAGAGTTTGGGGGAAACCTCACAATAGAAGAGTTCCGTAAAAACCAGACAAGAGACGACACACCAAAGTTGGAAGTTAATATAGAACCAGTGGTCGAGAATGTAATACCCATTATTTCAAACACGAAGAGGATGGATGAAATAAAGAATTCAACCTCGGACAATAACGCTCTTAAATTAAAGAGGAATAAACCACTGAAACGAACTCACAATAACCTAGAATCAATGCTGGGACTTGTTATAACGCCTAAATCCTAGTGTCCGCTTTTGTTTATTCGTTGGTATGGACTGTGGCAGACATTCTGATTTTTTACTATGAACCCACTGCTTTCCATCATGTGCCGTCCATCTTATATCTAGTCTGTCTAGTACTTTCCTACATAGCACACATGGAAGTGATATTGCGTCACCATATATATTTTCGCGTGTAATCACTAGTTCCCCATATTTTCTATGTAACCATTCTGTAAATTTATGTGGACGATTTCCACTCTTTATACACTCGTGAAACAGACGCCGAAGTAACTTCCTTTCTGAACAACACAGACAATCACTGATTATCGAAGGTCCTTTAGACATGTAACTTGTCACCGAACAGTACTTCATCAGGGACAGTTATTACAGGTGGGACCGTTATACACGAATGCGCACGTAGTACACTCACTGAGAATGTTAAGCGGTTTCTTCTTAGGAACAAGACCTTGGGTAAATCTATCGAGTTCTTTGATAGTGTAAATTCCGTAATGTATCATAACCTCCAAGGAGGGGAATTTCATTCTATGAATAATATGAATCAATTCCTTATGCAGCATGAAAATATTTGTTTCGTTTTAAGCATCACAGCGAAACCATCTACCATGGGATGAACCATCATTTTGAGGACAATTTCAAACTCACTATCTTTTTCACCTTCATCGATTTGTTCGATGATGTGATTAAGAATGCTTATAACCAACTTCTTCTTCTGAGGACCTGGTAACTTCTTAAACTTGGCAGTTTCCATCATGAGGCGAGCGACTATAGGAGGAATATCTTCCTTGGTGAGACCATCGTCGATGTATTCGCTCTTGATTTCTTCGACCATCTTCATGACACTCTTCGCGTCGATCTTTCCTGAGAATTTTTGCAACAGTGTATCCATTTATATTCTATGGATATAATATAAATGGACATAAACGACATTATCGCGGGATTCGCATTCGGTATCGGATTTTATCAGATGTACAGCGAATTGAAAAAATCTAGTGAAATCGATGAAAGTTCAAAAAATAAAGTTATCCTGAGTTTGATTGCAAGTTGTCTATGGCTTATTTACCAATCGAGGAAGTACGGACTGAATGCTTCGACGGTATACACCTCATCGGGACTTCTCGTTCAATTGTATATTCTCAATAGGATCTTACTTAAGGAGAAGGATCGTATCTAATCCAGTAATGAGCACTCTCATTCGTGCGTCCGTCAAGCCACCCACTCCCACCAAATCTGTGAAGAAGAGCGTATCTTCTACCCGACCCCCACTGCTCACACGCGTTGAGCGTCCAAATGATTACCTTTCGGTCGCCGAGCGCGTGAACGGTCGGGCTGCTATGATCGGTTTCACTTCCGCCGTGATTGACGAGGTCATGACCGGTAACTCTATCAGCACCCAGTTCCACGATAACATCGGCCTTTCTATCGCTGTCGCCAGCTTGGCGTTTCTTGGAACCGCGGCGAACCCTAAGGATGAGGGGTACGTTCAGGGATTTTGGAAGCCTGAGACGGAGCTCTTGAATGGCCGACTCGCGATGGTAGGCATCGCATCACTTCTCCTAACAGAATCGATCCACCCTCATGTGCCTCTATTCTAGAGTCTGGGTGTGTCGCCATATAACTCAAAAATTCAAGCATCTTCACCTTTTCGAGCATCGAAACTGTTCCTGCCCTACGTATCAGGTAGGCCAAGAACATCATGAGAATGTAGACATTCTCGGCGATAGGCTTCATACTTTCACTCTTTTAAAAAATTTATCAAATCTTCTCTAGTCTTCTTCTGTTTCCACCCCAAGCTCTTCAACTTTTTGGCACAGATGTAATACCTCTGGTCATTAAATGGTCTATCATCAATGTAATCTATCCACTTGCCATAGTCGGTAGTTCCCTTCATGGTTTCAATGATCATTTTTGTCACTTCCATGACAGTCATCTCATCATCGGATGCGATATTATAGACTTCACCTGGTGTACCCTCTTTCCATACAACTTCTACTGCATCAACGACATCTTCGACATGCATGAATGCTCTCTTAATTGTTGCACATCTAGAACCATGAATGGTACATTTTTTGCCCTCCCTCAGAAGTCTCTTAAACTTTGGAATGAGTTTTTCGGGGTACTGATTGGGACCGTAGACGTTATTGCAGCGAATCACTTTGATGTTCATACCAAAGGATTCGATATATGAACGAACAATCATTTCAGCAGCCGCCTTAGAGGCTGAGTAAGGGTTAGTGGGTCGAAGGACACCTTCATCCTCTGTGAAGGGTACATCCGTTTTGGATTCTCCATAGACTTCATCTGTACTAAAGTGAATAAATTCAACATCCGGGATAAACTGACGACATGCCTCTATGAGAACATGTGTCGCATGGGTATTATCCATCGTGAAGGAGAGGGCATTTTCGAAAGAGTTATCGACGTGACTTTGAGCTGCGAAATGAAACACAGCGTCAAATTTATATTGTTTGATTAGACGTTCCATGAGGTCGGCATCACCGACATTACCCTTGACAAATGTGGCAACACCTGGTTCTACATTTTGAACATTTGAACAGTAGTCGAGTTTATCAACATTTACAAAATGAGTGTGAGGATATTTTTTTTTCATGATATTCAGGAAATTGGATGCAATGAAACCACATCCACCAGTGACCATCACATTAGAATACATTTCCCGTTTAATTTATGGTCGGCAAATTTTTTAAGTAAAACACACACGCGATCAACATCGTCGATAGTCATACCATGATGAGCTCCAAGAAGAAAACCGTCTTTCATGATGTTATCGGCAGTTTCAAAGTCACTGAGATACTCTCTAAAGGCTGGGTGCCTCGTAATGTTTCCAGCAAACGTGACACGTGTCTGAACATTGTTTTTTTCGAGGTACTTTACGAGTTGAAGACGATCCGGACACTGGAGTGGGATGGCGAGCCAATTAGGCTGTTTCGAGTCATCGGGGAGAGTATAATATGGACAATCCTTGAGGTTGTCTATGTACCTCTCAATGTTCTGACGTCTCTTCTTGAGAAAACCATCTAACTTATCGAGTTGGACGAGACCGAAGGCGGCGTTCATCTCACACGCCTTGAGATGGTATCCGGCGACACCATAGAGGAACTTCCAGTCATATGGAATACCATCTACAGAGTGATTGAAGCGTTCGCNGGGTTCNTCGATGTTATCACCTATGCGACCCCAATCCCTAAACATTAGGGCTCTCTTGAGATGTTTGGGGTTGTTAAACATCACCATACCACCCACACCACCCGCGGTGATGACATGACTCGCGTAAAAGCTCGTCGTACTGAGGTCTGTGCATTTTGTTCGGGTAATGGTATCAGCAGAATCTTCAAAGAGGATGACACCCGGAAACGCCTTTCGGATCGCTTCCCAGTCAGGGACATTCCCGATGAGGTTGGGGAGGATGAGGCACTTTGTATCAGGTGTCACAACTTTTTTGAGATGTTCAACCGTGGGGACATATGTGGTCAGACCTACATCACAAAATACAGGTTTGAGTCCCAATTGCATGAGAGGGGCAACAGTCGTAGCAAACCCACACGCGGGGGTGACAACTTCAGATCCCTTAGGAAGATCGAGGGCACAGAGACCCAAAAGAATGGCACTGCTTCCAGAGTTTACGAAAAGTCCAGATTTCTTACCAAAAAGTTCAGCGACCCTCTTCTCAAACTCCACCGTGCGGTCACCAAAACCTGCAAGCCAACCGTCGCGAAGGCAGGCTTCAACAGCCTTAATTTCCTCCTCTCCATATGATTCAAATTTATTGGGGGCATACCAGACCTTTTTCGTCATAATGAGTTAAAGAGTAATCTAGTCTTTAAATCAGATGAAAGTTTGTGTTCTAGGTGCAGGTGGTTTTATCGGTAAAAATTTACTTCGGGATACTGACTGGGTGGGTGTTACTCGCCAAGAACTCGATTTGATTGATCAGAAAGAAGTCGAAAACTATTTCAAAGAACATCGGTACGATGTGGTTATTCACTGTGCAGTTGTTGGTGGAAGTCGTTTGAGACTGGACAGTGGTGAAGTCGTTTACAAAAACCTTTTAATGTTTGAAAATGTAGTACGCGCATTTAAGGGTAGGATATTATACTTTTCTAGTGGTGCTGCGTTACGAGGTGATCCACCTATTGATCCTTACGGACTTTCAAAATGGTTGATCGAAAAACGTATAGAAACACTACCAAAGAGTCACATACTCCGTATATGGGGATGTTATGGGCCAGGAGAAATTTCAACACGTTTCAGTGCTGTGTGTAAGCGTGAGGGGCATGTCGTCATCGATCAAGACAAATATTTTGACTTCATCGATGTAGAGGATGTTAAAAAAATTGTTCAGGAGTACGTGTCATCTAAATGGAAAATGCCAAAATATTGTAATTTGGTTTATCCGGAAAAACTTTTACTTTCACAATGGGCGGAGAAGTTTGGAGCAACGTGGGAGGTGAATGACAATAATACTCTGGATGAGAGTTATATCAGCGAACGAGGTTGATGTAACTCGGTTTATTATTGTATAAGAAGTCTACGACTATCTCACGAGTGAGATTTTCAGGCTTAATTACGACAATGTTTTTTAGTGTTTGTAAAATCTCGACGTCATCTTCTGCGTGATGGGAAAATCCAAGATTGTGATAATCTTTATCTCTCCCACCACCCACCAGTTTGACATTTGCGAGTTCATGGTTTAGATAATTTCGTATAAATTCGAAAGGTCTATAAATTAAAAATGGTGTAATCGAGTAACATATGGGAATCCAACCCTCGTACGAGAGACCAACCGCCGCACCAATCATGAATTGTTCACATGAACCAACATTAGCAAAACGGTCCGGGAATTCTTGTTTCAGGTCATCAAACAGTCCATACCCGAGGTCACCCGTGAGAAGAAAGAGACGCTCATCCTTTCGCATCTCATCAATCAAGTAACTGACAAACTGTCGTCTCATTTATCATTTTGAGAATCGTATCTTTATCCTCATTGTTAATCACACTGTAATGCCCCTTTAATCCTTCAAGTTTATGAAAGTTTGGTACACGTGTTTTGAAAATATGAACATCCGGAAAGAATGCCTTAAGACGACTTTGGAGGTATTCCTCATCTATGGTGTCATAAGCACAAAAGCCATTCATATTGACGTATATTTTAATGTTTTTTAGACCACTTCTTCGTATAAAACTTAATGCTTCCCAAACACTTCCCTCGTGAGACTCACCATCGGATATGATGCAATGTACTGTACTATTTTTATTACCCATAGCCATACCAGTCGCTATGAGAATCCCCGAGCCCAAAGAACCTGTACTCGCATATGAATTCCTGGTTATGTCGCGGTACGGGTGTATACCGAAGTCTTCGTACATCTGTTGTGCATCGTGACCATATTCTTTCTCGAGTATTGTATAAAGTGCCAATCCTGCGTGACCATTTGACAGTACGACCTTGTCATTAGGATTCTTGCATTTGAATATATACTCTAGGATAGGGAGTGTGGTGAATGTACTACTGAGATGTCCAAGATTGTTGGAAACTGTGAGTTCGAGTAATCGTTCCATGTTAATACTGAGGTTATTGTTTTTAAATAGTTAAAGCTATCTATCTCAATTAAATTATAAATGGTGTATCACGGTCAAGCTCTACAGGATAAATTTGTATTAAATGTCTTGAAAAAGAAAAAAAATGGTACATTCTTAGAACTGGGCGCCAATCACCCTATTGATATCAATAACACATACACCCTCGAGAAGGAATTTGGGTGGAAAGGTATCATGATTGAATATGACGAGAAATACTTGAAGGATTACAAGGAGCATCGCCCGGATAGTGTACATGTTATAGCTGATGCCACGAAGGTTGACTACAAGAAGCTTCTCGAAGAGAATGACACGCCCAAGACTATTGACTATCTCCAGATTGATTTGGATGCTGGGAATGGATCTACGATGGAAGCACTTGAAATGATGGACCGGGACATCCTCGACGATTACAAGTTTGCCACGATCACTTTCGAGCACGATTACTACTGTGCGGGTGACTATAAATCGACTCGAGAAAAGTCTCGGGCGATTTTTGAAAAGAGGGGGTATGTTCGGGTTTTTGATGACATCCACGATCGTGAACCCGAAGTCGTATATGAGGATTGGTACGTACACCCCGACCTCGTTGATATGGATTACGTCAATAAACTGAGCCTGAATAACAGTATGAAATATATCGACAACAATCTCACGGGTAAGTCTATCGATTGGAGGAGTATATGTTATGAAGATGATCTCAAAATTACTTACTCTATCCAAGTCTGTAATGAGTCTCGAGAGTTGTTTTCACTCTTGAACTTTCTCGTGAAGACTATTGATTACGTAGACAATATTCATGTTATTGTTGATACTCCTCATAAAACGGAAAAGGTTCAAAAGGTATTGGATTATTTCAAAGAGAAAATCACCGTTTTCGAGCGTGCGTTTGACACGTTTTATAAGAATTCCTCTTATCACAAGGAGGTTGCGACTGGTGACTACGTTTTTGCCATAGACGCTGATGAGATGCCACAGGAAATGTTGATTAAGACGATCAAGCAGGTCATCGCCACGACGAAAGGTGAAGTTATATTTGTACCCAGAATCAACATTCACCCGGGTATGACACAGGAATTCTTACACAAGTGTAAGCAGTTCAAGGTGAATGAGGCGGGGTGGATTAATTGGCCAGACTTCCAAGGACGACTGTATAAACGGGCTGACCACATCAAGTGGACTGACGAGATACACACGAAGTTACATGGCTCAGATAATGCGATAGGTATTCAACCGATTCCACAAATGGCTCTATGGCACATCAAGTCTATGGAGAAGCAAGAGAGTCGCTGGGTCGAGAACAAGAGTAGTGACAAGGGGTATTGTGACGGAGGTTTTGACATTAATCCCCCATCCAAGGGAAATATTTACGACGAATTAATGTAAATCAACATAAAAATAAAATAGCTTTTATTCGTAAGTGATATGGAAGAGTTCAAAGATTCCTGCAAGGGTCTCGATGTGCGGATTGAAGAGATCGCAGCGGATCTTAGAGAACTTCCTACTGATTATAAACTTGCCGAGCGATATATACAAATCGATCAGGAAATCTATGAGATGCAGCAGTGGTACGAGAGGGTAAAGAGTGAGAGGAGGGACATGGAAGAGCGTTTAAAAATGATCGACAAAAACCTCAGGTTTCTCAATAACGATGTACAGCGATTCAAATTACAAGAATTTTCTCGTACCCGACACGGTAATTCATTTCGATAAAATACTAAGTACTTCTTTCACGGCGGGATGACGAACAATGTCTTCATCTTCCATTTCGACGTGAGTGATATATTCAAGGTCTTGACACTGCATCTTATATATGAGGTCAGCGAGACCATTTTCAGAACCGAGGTCTGACTGCTCGAGGTCACCAGTGACGATAAGTTTGGTTCCCTCACCGACACGAGTTAAGAGCATCTTCATCTGATTGGGTGTTGAGTTTTGCATTTCATCGGCGATGATTAGGGTGTTGTTGAAAGTTCTTCCTCGCATATATCCGAGTGGTTCAATCTGGATAAATCTATCCATCTGATTGTGGGAGAGGGTCTGTTCGAAGATGTCAAACATGGGCTTTGTCCATGGTTCCATTTTTTGGTCCATATCTCCCGGGAGGTATCCCATGTCCTCATCCGCCGCAACGATGGGACGTGTGAGAACAATCTTAGGTCTCATATATTTCTGAACATGTTCGAGAGCAATCTGACACGCCAACATCGTCTTCCCCGAACCCGCTGGCCCCGTCCCTATAACAATGGGTTTAGGGGATCTAAGGGCGAGTGCATATTTACATTGACCAGGGGTTTTAGGGAAGTTCATATATATTTACATTAGGAATTAATCATCCGAAGAACTCGCATACGCATCCGATAAATATGGGACATCATCTATGGTTCGAGTTTCTTTGAGTTTATCATTTATTCTATCGACGAGTTTGAAATACAATTTCGGTCGAACATCGAATCCAATCTTTTTTGCACTTTCAATATTATTATGTGTTAAAATATTTTGTGTGATCGCGATCGAATCTTCTAAGTTCAACGTAACGTGCCACCAATCAGATGGTACGAATAAAGTATCACCAGTTTTTTGAATGATGTCATAATGTTTAAGATGCTTGTATTTTGGATATTCATACATGTACCACAAAGCTCCCATCATAGATGTATCGAAAGTACCCTTTTTGAATGTTCCCGGAGGAAACAACAACCATCGCTTCTTACCGGATATGAGTGTATTCCATGCCGATGTGGCGAATGGGTCGACATGGAGAGATGACCCAGTTCGTTCTGGACCCATGATGAGCCATCTAAACGGTGGACGTTCATGTTTTTTTAAACAATCTAACAAATTCTCCGTGAACCACTCTGGAATTTCATATTCGTCGACTAAAATTCTAGTTTTTTTGTCACCGTCACCGAACCTCCAATCGAATATATATAACGGGACATCATCATTCATGTGTTTCGGAGATTTCATGTAGTCATAGTAATACTTATACTTTAGTCGCACATTCCCCCCTGCTGTAACTATAAACTTCGTGTTTCCGAATCTTTTTTCGAAATTGTCAAATGACCATGTCTTCATAGCCTCCCATTTATCAGGTATATTTAGAATCATACACGGTGTATTCGTGTATAGATATTTCGAACGAAAAGTGTCTCTCGACGTGGTATGGATTGAAATGTAATCAACTGGATCGCCGCGCGTCTCATCAAACTTGAATTTTTTATACTTTTTCGCTATACCTCTGTCATCCCATGTCGACGATATTTGTTTCTTTAGTGCACGTAAACGAACTTCACTCCGGGTTGATCCCGTAATACGAATTCGTTTTTTTACTTTTATTTCTCTGTTTAATATCGAAAGATGATACGAGATTAACAAAATTAAACAAGATACGAGTAATATATACATTCTATAAAAGAATCCCTTTTTTTTTATCTATATATTACAACATGGAGTTCCACTTTGTAAAGTTAAATGTAAACGGGACCTACCTTAGTCTAGTGGATCCAAACTCCAAACATCGTTTCATGTGTTTCCCCAACCACGAAACGGCTGATAAATGTGTACACTATATTTCATATTTTCGTTCAAAACATGGTGTTTGGCCATCTTTTGACATGTCTAAGGGGAAGCGAAAACTCGAAAGTTCCAATATAAAATTTAGAAGCCCTGAACAAGTCGAGCGTTTTTTAGAAATCGAAAGTTATGATTTCAATACCATAAATGAAATTGCAGCCCGTTCGAATGTATCTTTTTATTCTGTCCTGCGTTTTGAAACTAATGATCTTATCACGATGGAATCTATTTCAATGTCTGGTCAAGAACTTGACGGAGAAGCCGATTTAAAACGATATACAGATTGGTTGAACATTAGCTTAAAAATAGTATGACTTGTAACAATAATGTGTGGCATCATCGCCATCTTCGGTGAAGAAATTGAAGTTTCTTCGTATCTTCTTTCTCACCGAGGTCCCGATGGATATCAAACCTCAACCATAGGTAAATGTCGTATGGACTTCTATCGCCTCTCTATTAATGACCTGACGGAAGCCGGTATGCAGCCATTCCAACGAGGAAAAGATATGTTAGTGTGTAACGGTGAAATTTACAATCATCGCGATTTTAGAACTGGAAAAGAGGTGAGTAAAAGTGATTGTGAAGTACTGATCCCTCTCATTCGAGATTACGGAATCATGAAAGCGGTCGATATGATAAATGGCGACTTTGCATTTGTGTACACGGACGGATCCCGTGTGATGGCTGCGCGTGACCCAGTGGGTGTGAGACCTCTGTTTTACACGAGGTATGCGGATGATTCTATTGCATTTGCGAGTGAAGTAAAAGCACTTCTCTCTCTAAATTCTGATATTCATATATTCCCCCCCGGACATATATATGATTCTTACATTAACGACTTTGTATGTTACCACACGGGATACTGGAACGTGAACAAATATATTAATGGTGGATTTCAACGACAGATTCGTGAAACACTCGAACACGCTGTACACGATCGAATCGAAAACACTGAGCGTGACATAGGATTCTTACTATCTGGAGGTCTTGATAGTAGTCTCATTGTCTCCATCGCTGCGCGAAAGTTGGGTAAGGTTAAGACATTCTCGATCGGTCTCGAAGGGAGTCCAGATTTACTAGCAGCTCGGAAGGTTGCGTCGTATCTGGACACGGACCATACCGAGGTTACGTTTACATCGCATGAAGGCATATCACATATTAACGATGTCATCTATTCTCTCGAATCATATGATACGACGACCGTGAGAGCGAGCACACCGATGTGGTTACTGTGCAAATACATCAAGCACAATACGGATTGTCGTTATATATTTTCCGGTGAAGGGAGTGACGAAATTTTAGGTGGATATCTCTATTTCCACAATGCACCAAATGTGGATGAATTTGCACATGAAAACATGAGACGTCTTCGACTGATTCATCAGTTTGATGGATTGCGTGCGGATAGATGCGCCGGTGCACATGGCCTTGACCTGGTCGTACCATTTCTTGATAAGAAGTTTATTGATTTATGTATGACTATAAACCAAAACGAAAAAGTTGATAAGATTGAAAAGAGAATTCTCAGGGAGGCGTTTGATGGATATCTTCCCGATGATATTTTGTGGCGACAAAAAGATGGCATGAGTGATGCAGTGGGTACGAAATGGGTTGATGAGATTAAAACGTACGCCGAACATGAGATTGATGACGTACACTTTAGTGAAATTAAACGTAAGGCTCGGGGACATAACACACCCTTAACCAAGGAGGAGGCGTATTACAGAAACATGTTCTGGAAGATGTATGGCAATGACAGTGATCATCTCATTTCAGAAATATGGAGACCTCGTTGGACAAATATCACTGATCCAAGTGCGCGTCTACTTATAGAAAAGAATCCAAAGTAATATAAATGGCCCACTTTGTCACACGATTTGATTGCAAGAATGAGGAACATGTTTTATGGTTGAAGAAGGTTGGGAATGTCACGGGGAAGTCTATGAATGGTGACAAGGTTGACCTTATCGGTATTGTCCATGACAATCCTCTACCGGGAAAACCGACTATTGAAAATCCTATAGATTGGGCGTATGTACATTTTCAACTTTGCATGAAATATGCAAACGCTGTTCTAAACGGGGAGGCGTTTGTACCGACTGTACTCATCTAATGTAAAATCCTGTGGTTCCGATTCTTCGTCCATCCGCACGAGTAAGATTTTACCATGTACAACCTCTATGTCAAATGGTGGTGGTAGAGTGTTCTCGTTTACGATTAACGCATTCTCAGCCTTCATTATGACGACATCAATTTCAGGCCATTGCCCGATGAATGTTTGTCGACCATGTAAAAGTTTAAATATCTCATTTTTCGATGGAGTGATATCCAGGTCAATCTCGTCTATGTTCCCCAATTTCTCATGAATGAGAATAGCCTTCGTCATCTTATGTTTCACGTATAAAAATATTTGTACACTATAAATGAAGAAAGCGCAACGCGTGGCTGTAATTATCCTAGTCGCGGCGATTCTCTTCTTCGCATTCAGTATGATGGAGACATATACCCCTGATCAGTCGGCTTACCGGTACGACCTCGTCGACACCAACCCCAAACGCAGAGTTTCTGGATTTTTCGACGGATGTTCGCCTGAAAATATGGAGGATTGCGCCCGAAACAATCCGTACGACGGACTTCCTTTACCCTAAGTGAAATAAAGAAAGCAATAGATTGTAGAGTAATAATGAATAATCCGACAAGACAGTTTGTCGTAGAGCGATTTTCCTCTCTTCTCGAGATTCCGGTAGACGATATATTATGTATAAATCTCGAGAAGAATATACTTAACTATGCGTGTGACACGAACACATGCGGAGATCCCGCGTGGGACAATCCAGATTTTGTGAAGATGTATAAGATGAAATTCTTATCCCTTCAAAGTACGATCAGACGGTTTCCACATCTTAAGGATGTCATCGTGAATAAGAAAGTGACAACGAAAGAAATTGTCAATATGAGACCGGATCAACTATGGCCAGATGGACCATATGATACTATGATGCGGGAGAGACTTCATAATGAAATACGAAAGGAATATCTCTCAAAAGAGAATAAGAATCACGAGGGTTTATTCACATGTGGTCGATGTAAATCAAAGAAAACGACATATTATGAGATGCAGACGAGATCTGCTGATGAACCTATGACAGTATTCGTGAGCTGTCTCAATTGTGATAAAAATTGGAAGTGTTAATAGCATGATCAGAATCAGTGAGATCCGTTGGCATATCACCCACGGATAGAACAAAGTAGTATGGAAGTTGTTTTTTCATAAGACATTTTGTTTGGGCACTCGTGAATCCTAGATAGTCATATGTAATACCATATTCCCCGAGTTGCTTTATAGTCCATTTGATAACCTGTTGTAATCCCGGTCTTGCAGTGATGATGATGATGTTATACCCCATTCGTTTAGCCGCGTGTAAAAGTTCGATCATCGGTCTATTCGCTTGACCATTTACAAAGATGAGGGTATCATCTATATCAAACATTACAGCGTCACGTGGGCGCACAAGTCTGTTTGATATATATCGCACCCCCCACTCCTTTAGTTTATCCATTTAATCTTATTAAAGATTTAAAATCTAAACCACATAGTTATGATCATCGACGTCGAGTGCGAAGATGGTACGACACAGATTGCGCGCACTGTTTCAGAAAGTGAAGATCGTTATGTTGTACACTTTCTTGAAAAGACAGTAAATAATGTCTATCACTTTTCAACTGAACGTGAAGAAGTCTCAAAAGAATCGGTCTCTGGATTTTACGACGTAGAAAATCTCGAAGAGACCGACCTCTTTGCAAAGTTTCAAGATGGGTACGTACTTCTCGATGACAGTGATGATGAAGATTACGAATGTACGGATGAAGACGATAGTGAAGATGAATCACTCGTAGATGAAAGTGAAGATGAACCCTAAGTCATGGATAATTATAGTATTTCTTATCAATGGACTATAAAGAGCCGAAAAAGCGCGTGACTAAAAACGATAAGAAAAATAGAAAAGAAGTCTATTCGCAGAAACATATCCGAATATTACTTAAACAAAAGGAGTCCATTAAGAATAAGCATGGCGCCATACACACCGCCGATCAGTCACTACTCGCAGATGGACGTCTCCCAGTACACGGAGGAGGAAATTTTCGCGTTCATCGGTAAGAGTGGTAAGCGGTTTTATTGGTTGACACGCAAGCTAGGACTCGATTACTTGTGGTATAACAAAGATCGCAAGGTGTTTGAGATATGGGGTCCGTATTATACGCATCTCAATAAACAATCCGCCATGTTGATCGAATGTGAGATGGAATATTTTCTGACACCTAAGTTAGAGGACACATTCACTGAAAGTCAAGATGACCATGTACAAGCGACCGTCACAGCGTGTTAGACCCAACCTTCCCAATCGATGTGGTCACCTGAAGGAAGATTCGTTCCTGTATACATTAATGAATCCTGGTCCGACAGTCATCTCCAAGTTTGAGAAGAGACCTATATATCAACCCGAGACATATTTCAGATTATTGAAGAAGAATAATAAAATGATTGGTATTCCTTACGTTCAGCCAATGTTACCTAAACCCGAACCACCCGTTCCATGGGTACAATCACAAGAACCTGAATTGGATGTACCGGACCGCGTTTATTTAAAACTTCGTATTTTGAAAAATGGAGTCGTTCGGGTCAAATTGAATTGCGCTATTGCGACGATGTATGAAAAGTATTATCGTCATGCGGTTCAGCCACCTTTCAAGACTGTCTTACAGGCATACAAGTCCCATGGATTTAGTCCAGAATTCTTGGAAAAAATCAAAAAAAGTCATGAGAGGAAGATGGTATATACCAAGAAGGTTCCGGGTATTCTCGCAAAGATTTTCGATAAGGAACCCGCGAAGAAAATTAAAAAGAAAAAAGAAGAAAAGAAGGTGGAAGAAGATGAAGTACCCGAAGAAGACGTTGAAGAGGATGAAGTTCCCAATGAGGATTGTGAACTTGATGTAGAACCGGATGAGGAACCCGAAGAAATCGTGGAAGACGACTATTATTCAGAACCCGAGGCCTAAGTAGAATGTGAAAAGTGTAATTAATCATCTTAATATGTTTGTGACCAACGTTGTTCTTGCCAACCACATCCTCGACCGTGGCTTCTTTCACACCCTGAAGGAAGCGACGTATCACGCCAACCAACAAACAAAAGAGAAAATCTGGAAACTTCCTAACGGTTCTGTGTTCTTCGGAGACGTTGAGGTGAGAGTGTACAACACCGACGATTACAAAAATGAATATTTTCTTTCTTTCGTTGATTCCTGCTGAAATTGCTGAGATGTCATGTGACCAACATGTTGTCAAGATTCAACTGGAGATTTGTCAGATGTTGTATACTGCGTGGTTCTTTTCGAACCAACAAGAGTACGTCCAGGAAAACGCACCCTATACGAAGGATGGGAAGAGGAGAGGATACCGCCCTGCACATTCGAAGCACCCCATGACTATGTGGGTCGCTTCGAGTCTGAAGAATTACCTGTACACGTGTAAAATTGGGATCGCTTTGACCCTCGAGTACACACGTAGATATGGAAAGGTACACACCTGTGCGAGACATCTCATGTGGTTGTATGAGAACCACCCTTCCTACTTCGAGGAACGCAAGAGTGAGACGGCATATTACTCGGTGGAAGGTATTCCTGAATGTATGCCTGAACAGTACAGATGTCCGAGTATTGTAGACGCATATCAAATGTATTACATGATGGAGAAGATGAAATTCGCTCGATATAGAACTTAAAAACGTGACGTCATTGTAATAAAACGATGTTCAGCATCGCAAATAATTTTACAGCTCCCCCTGTCAAAATCGCATCTGAGCGTAAGCCTGAGTACCATCCAAGGACTTACAGTCAGTTTGTCAAGGGTCTCAAAAACAAAGAACTTCCCGCTGTCATCGTGAAGCCGAGTGAGAATGTCGCCCAGTTTCAAGAGGAGAATGGTGACTATGGTGATGTTCGTATCGTTCAAACGGAGCAGCTCTGGCAGACCCTGATGGACAGTGATGCTGAGGTTCTCGTAGATACTTCCGGACCTCCCATGTCCTTCGCAGAAACTGGAATCATGTTGATCCTCGGTGTCTACCTCTTCTCTGTCCTCCGAGCCCTATTTGGTGCCCGTGGCTCTGGTGGTATGGGAATGCCTAACCCCTTTGGAAAGTCCACCGAGTTTACGATGGACCAAGAGGTTGAGACCCGATTCACTGACGTTGAGGGTATCGACTCTGCCAAGGAGGAACTCGAAGAGATTGTGGATTTCCTCAAGAAACCTGAACGCTACTTTGGAAGTGGTGCTAAGATTCCTCGTGGTGCCCTCCTCGCCGGTGCCCCAGGTACGGGTAAGACCCTCCTCGCTCGAGCCATCGCAGGTGAGTCCAATGTTCCCTTCATCCAGTGCTCTGCCGCGAACTTCGTTGAGATGTTCGTAGGTGTTGGAGCGAAGCGCGTACGCGAACTTTTCCAACAGGCACGTGAGAATCAACCGTGTATCGTGTTCATCGATGAGATTGATGCTGTCGGTAAGAAGCGCGGCGGTGGAAACATGCCTTCCAATGACGAGCGCGAACAGACCATCAACCAGCTCTTGACCGAGATGGATGGTTTCG